GAAATTTTCTTTACCATATTTTTTAATAGCTTTTAAAATTAAAGTCCCACTTCCTAGATATTGAGGATTATTTTTACTATCCATTCCTATATATCTTTTACCATTTATTAAATTAGTTATTAAGTATACAATCATAATATTTTATTATAAATATACCCAAAATAAGGAAGTGAGCTTTAAATTTTATCCAGCATTTTCTTCTACTTTTTTAAGTTTTGGTAATTCAATTTTCTTTAATTGTGGTAATTTTAATTCAACTTGTGTTGGAAATTCAGGAATATATTTGGTAAATATTTCATCTACTTTATCTTTCATCTTCCCATAACTGAAGTTATTTTTACTATATGAACTTTGCATTTTAGCTTTTTCAGTATAGTTTTTATAGTTTTCAAATACATCTTTTAAATACATTCCCATCTGTCCTGTGTCAACTGAAAACCATTGTGATTCTTTTATTAACCATTGATTAGCAGCACTTGGATGTACTTGTGTTAGAGTACCTGGTAATAGTATAGACATATTTGGTTTTAAGAAATCAATATGACCACTCCAACCTGTTGTGATGATAGGTTTCTTAGTTAAACTAAATTCTAATAATGGACGCCCAAATCCTTCACCTTTAGTCAAGCTTACCATTGCTTTAACTTTAGGATGGTTGTATAACTCATTCATTTCAGAGTCACTAAATTCACCATGTAATAAATAAACATTTGGTAAATCAGTTGAGTTAACTGTAGTTTTAATGAAATTAATTTTCTTTAAAATTTCATCTCTATCCATATAAGAAGAACCTACTTGAGATGTTTTTAAGATAAGTGCTGGTTTGTTTTTCTTGTTTTTAAACAATTCATAAAATGCTTTAATTAACAATCCAACATTTTTTCTATCCTCACCTACATCTCCATTAATCCAATGTCCTACAAACAAATAAGCAAATGATTCTTTGATACCACTTAAATCAATGTTTGTAATTTCATCTTTAGAAATTGGTTTGTAAATGTTAGTGTCAGCACCTTCAAATAATACTTCTAATGGTTTTTCTACTTTTACTTCACCTACTTGTTGATTAGTACGTTGATCTACTTTAGATAAAATAGTATTAATGAAAGTTTGTTTTGAGTGTTCTGAAGATGTTAGAGTCAAATCCATTCTATTAATACCTTCAATCCAATCCCCAGGTGATAATGTTGTTTCAACACCCGCTGTTACTCCAATATTAAATTTTCCAACACGTTGAAATTCACTTGGAATAGTAATTTGCATCCATATTTCAGGTTGTTTTGGAAGTTGTGGTGTAGTTAAAAAATAATCTTTTAAAAATGACCATTCTGGGTTATCTTCTATAAAACCCCAAGGTGTACCTCCCCACATTTGAGGAGCAATTTTTACATCATATTTGTCTAGTTCTATGATTGCTTTAACTAGATCTCGAGAGCGTGCGCCATAGCCACTGTATGTATCAATTGCACAACTAATTATAAATAACGGTTTATTCATTTTACTTAATATATTAAATTATTTTATATTTCCAAATATATCCTGCAGCTGTTTTTTGCCTTCCAGCAACTGCACTCTTAATATCTCCTCCTATTTGTCTTTCGGCTTCTGAGATACTACTCCATTCTCTAATAAAATTATTATTTTTATCAAATTGAAGAATAGATTTACTTCTTGATTGATTTGCTTTAGTAGTATCTCTACCTTTCAAAGATTGAGATATTTTATCACCCCAAGTTATTTTATCTGTTTTATTTTCTTTTCTTGTGTTCCATCTTTTTTGCCCAATTTCAGACATTTCTTCTTTTGTTTTTTTACTCCAAGTATTTAACATACTCTTACTTTTTTTATCTTTGGTTTCTTGAGTTTGTTTTCTTCCAGTTAACATTTCAGAGTATTCTATTTTTAAACGTTCATATACTCTTGAACCTATAACATATGTTTTTTCTTTAATTTTTTGTTTCCCAATAGCCATTAAAAATAAAGCATGTTTAAGTTTATTTTCTTTTGGGTATATTTCACAAAGCAATATATGGCATAAAAAGTGTTCTCGAGCTGTTAGCTCTACTATATTTTCTTTATCATTTGAACCACCTAAACATTTAGGTATAATGTGATGTTTTTCTTTATAACCTTCTAATTTACGATTCTTAGCTCGTTCTATTATTTGATTGTATATTCTTTTATAATCCATTAGGTACTTATTTTATCATAAATATATGTACCTAATGGAAAATTAACTTTATTTTTCTATTTTTATTTCAATTTTATCTTTTTCTCCATTTGGTTTGGAATAGACTGCATAATTTGGTGTTAATTCAAACTCTAAACCTTCTAACATTTTAACATATCTTGCACCAGTTCCTGGTTTTAAATAACCAATTGTTAGATGAGGATGATAATTTGGAAAGTTACTTGTGTATGGATATTGTTTTAGATCTTCATTTGTTTCATGTAAATTTTTTCCTTTAACATCAAATTTTAAAACATCATATTTTTCATTTTCAAATAAAGAAGCATTATGAATTTTACATGTTGAGTAAGTATAATTATCTAATACTTTTTTTACATCTTCAGTAGTAACCTCTGGGTGTGAGCCAAATAATAATGTAGTATGAGGCTCATCTTCTAATCCATATGAACGATCTCCTTCTTCAGTATATATATCATTTGGATTAATAGCGTCATGAATTTTATTTATTTGAGGGAATGTAAAATATAACATTGTACATCCATACTCAAATTTTTGACCTGTAGCTTCTTGTAGTAAATCAACTAATTTTATCATCTTAGTAAACTAATTTATGTGGTACTACTTTTATTTCTGTGTTATTAGCATTTACTAACTCATATTTTTCTCTTGGTTTCCAAGTGGCAAATAATTTATCTAGTGTTTCAATAACACGCGCGCCCATTTTCTCACCTGTGAATCCGGCTTCATCACTTAAAGCCCATTCACGACCTGCTAAACCTAATGCTTTTCTATCTTCTTTAGATAAAGAATAAACATTCATAATTTGTTTAGCAGCATCTTCTGCTGTACATCTATCATCCCAAATGTAAGGTGTTAAAGGTGAACCCTGAATTGATCTATTAGTTGGGTATACTGGGAATGCCCATTTACCATGTTCTTTGATTGTACCATTATGGTTTGAAGGAAAATCAGCGCTAAAATCAATCCATTTACCCTTCTTACTAAAACGCATTTGGTCTTGCATTCCTCCAGTCACATTGGCAATTATTGGATTACCTACTAAAATAGCTTCAGTTAAACTTAATCCCCAACCCTCATTACTTGTTAATAGAATTTGACAGTCAGTACTGTTATAAAGTAAATTCATTTGGTCGGGTGGAAGCATTTGGTTTGAGAAAATAATATTATACTTTTCATCATTACCAAATAACATTTCTTTAACTGCTCCTAAATCAGTACCATTATCATCTACTACTTGAGTATGTAAAACAAAAGCACAACGTTTAGCTTTGTCTTCAGGTAATTGATCTATAAATAACTTATAGGCCAACATTGTATCTGGAATTTGTTTTCTTCTAATATTTCGAGAATTGAAGAATAAAGCAAAATCAATCTCTTTTCCTCCGAATAGTTTCTTTTTAAACTCAACTAATTCTGGAGTTGTAGGAGTAAGTGGTTTAAAGATATCATGATTTAAACCATGAGGTACATACTCAATAATTTTATTTTTAGCTTTATCACCTAATACTAAATGATTAATATTGTGAGTTTGTTTTGAGATTGCTAATAGAGCATCACATGACTCATAATATGCTTTATTATACATTGGTGCTGGGTAGTCATCCCAAATGTTCAAATACACAATAGGCATTTTTCTTCTAATCTCATTTTCAATCTGGAATAACCAAGTAAAATATCTTGGGTCTGTGATTAAGAAGATAGCATCTGGTTTTTCCATATTAATCAGTTGTCTAATTAAACGAGCATCTCCATATCCGTTAGTTGGATATAAAACAACTGAACTGTCAGTTAACCCAGTGTTTACATTGGTATCAGCGCTTAAATCTAATCGTTTACCCTGTTCAGGATGATTAATAGCACCTCCTACATTAACCCAGTTAAAATGTTGAGCTGTGTTTAAAACTAGTTCTCGAGCAACTGTAGCTACTCCACTATGTACTCTTATATCATCACATATAAGGAGTATCTTTTTCCTCTCATTTTGAGGTAAATACGCAAAACTTGAATTCATAAAACTGTTTATCGTTCTAAATTATTATGATTGTGAATTGATTTTCTAAATTCCTCGTCTGTAAGGTATAAATGAATTGTGCGCTCGGCAAGCTTTTGTAAAGAAAATTTATGTTTAACACAACTTACTTTAAAATCTTCCCATAACGACTCATCTATTTTAACAGATGTTGTATGTTGATTTTTCATATTAAAACTGTTTTGTATATAAATATATAGGATTTACTTAGGACATAAATCCTTTTTATCATTAAATGGGCAATATTGACAGTTTTTGCTAGGGGTTGGAGCAAAATTTACATCTTTAAATGAACCATCAGTATTAAAACATTGCTCTATAAAGTTATTAAAAGCGGTTATTGCTTTTTTTACTTTTATTTTACCACTTGGAGGAGCAAATTCTTGAATACGACTTTGAGGATAATCACTTTCTTCCCATACTTTTCTTTTTACTATAAAGAATTCAACTTCAATTTCATCCTCTGGAATATTATAAAGTTTACTGAAATAGTGTTTATAGATAATAAGTTGGAATTGTTTTAATTCATCTTTTTTAGTATCAGCATTCCATCCTCTAGTAGATGTTTTGATATCTATGATTCTAAATGTTTTTGTATTTTCATTATATATTACTAAATCCAAATATCCTTTATAGTATAGATTTTGATATTTTTCATTAGGAACTAAAATAATAGGTAATTCACATTTTATTAAATGCCATCCTCTTTTACTAAAGTATTGTCCTTTTTTCTTTTTAAAATAATTTATTATTGCCACTCCATCATCAAAGAACTCTCTCATTTCAACTGCGTCACTAAAATGAGTTTTATTGTTTTTATTATACTCATCCATATAAACAGTTCTAAATCTATCCTCAAAGTAATCTTCTAAATCAATTCTATCAGCTTCAGCCCCTGATGTTTCATACATTGTAGTTAAATAATGTTGAAGTGTTTCATGGATGGCTGTTCCAAATACTGTATTAATAGTGGATTGATAAGTGTTTATTCCTTCTTTATATTGTAGTTGCCATTTTAAAGGACAACCCATATAAGTAGAGAATTGACTATAAGATATACTTTTTTGAAAAGCATAATTAATTTCAGCTAGTGGTTTAGACTGAATAGCTTTTATTATGGATGGAGCTTTACTCAAAACTTTCTAAATGTTTCTCTGATTAATGTTCCTAATTCTTGATCATTAGGATTTTCTTCTATCATTTTTTGAATCATAGGAATGATAGACATTTCTTTTTTAGCATATTGGGCTGCGTCTAATAGTTCCTCATAAAGATGATTCATATAGTCATCTTTGTTATTTTGGTCTAAAGTGGTGTTATATTTTTTAATACCACGCTCACTTCTAGATTTTAGATCTTCAATAACCGCTTCTGTTATTTTATCTCTCATTTTAATAACTTTTTAATTTCTTTATCTTCAACACCTAATTTTTTTAAGATAGTAAATACACCATTGTTACCTAGTATATCAACATATTCTTCAGCTTCACCTAGAGAACATCCATAATAAGCAGCTACGTGCTTAAGCAATGTTTCTTGTTTTTTAGCTTTAGTTGATTTGATATACTTTAACCACATATCTCTTTTAGGTATCGTATATAAATATATATTATAGATTTTTTCTTTACTAGTATATGGAACAGTTTGTACAGTGTTTACAAAGTCTATATAATCAGGATTCAT